TGTCACTGTTCAGTCGCCCATTTTGGTGTGTGGCACTTCCTGCCGACCAGTTCCATTTGCCACAGCGGTTTGCTGGCGTTCCTCTCGCCAGCTTGACAACAACCGCAAACTGCGCGTGGGACTACAACAGCTTGAGCCGTCCAGTGTTTCCGCACTGCCTGTTCAAGTTCACTCCGTGCAAGCATCACTTCTCTGCCATGGAGGAGGATCTTCGAAGCCCCCTGTACCAGCATGCCAAGCTCAAGGGGCTACCCCACTACCGTCTCGATTATACAGTTGAGACGTATCGGAGTGGGTTCTGCCAGGACAAACCCAAGAAGATGGAAGATACCAAGCGAGTCGTCAGTTTCAATTTCGAGAATTTCATGGACGCGGCACAGCGCCGTCTTTATGAATCGGGAGTGCTTGGTGTAGTCTTCCTCCGTGTCTCTGCTTTCCGCGCGGTTAAACAGGATTACAACAACGACGGATACGACATTGCCGACAAGACTTTCTTGTCAGATGTGTGTTTTGCGTCCCTACTGCTTCTGTACTCTGGTAGGGTGCCGGGTGCTTTTACAGCCACACATCTTGCTGACCATGAGTTGCGCAGCGCCGTATACCGTGCCTTGTCCAAAGACTTCCCAACAGTCCCTGTTACCTCCATCATCGGATACGACAATTCATATGTCGAAATCCTCAAGGACTCCCTGCCCACTGATGTCTTGTCTTCTCGCTCAGTCGCGCGCGTCTTTGAGGGCCGTGCTAAGATGAAGGACCTGTTTAGCCAAGCAGTGCTCGCCCCCGTCTCCATTGAGGGTCTGACTCCCGCCTTTCCTAAAGATACGAATCCAACAAACCTGAAGCTGGGTTTGGCCAAGAGGCTTTGTATCCAGAGGCTTGAGCCCACGCCGGCCATGAAGAACCTGTTTGCGTCCACTGCAGACCGGATCCAAGAGAGCATCCTCACGGCAGAGCACATGAAAGAGTTCAATGAGGAAGAATTGATGGAAGCATGCCATGCATGTGCGGTTGAGCACGGGTTCAAGGGTCAAGACCTTGACGACTACATGGCAGGAGCCGCCTCAGCAGTGCACCCGACCCCTGAGGCCCGCCAGTTACTTGCTTCCTCCGAGTTTCACTCATTCGTCAAATCAGAGACGTACGTCCGTGACAAGGTGAAGTGTCCCCGCTTCATCATCTCCCCAGACTTGTTCTTTAGGGGGTTTTCTCACGCCGCACTGTACTATTCTCAGCATTCACTGTGTGAAGCATTTGGGCCGTACAATGTCAAGGGCCTGGATGCAACTCAGCGCAGGGAAAAGGTTTCTGAGAAATTTGACGATTGTGTGTACCTCATAAATGAGACAGACTTCACAAGCATGGAGTCAAACATACAGAGCCAGCAGATTGAACTGGAGTTCCGTTTCTTTGAACATTACACTCCACCAGCCCTTAAGGAGGCTGTTCAGCTGCTAAGAACTCAGATGCTTCGTGCCACTTCAGTTCGCACTAAGCACTACGCTCTGCTGTTGGAACCCATGCGTCTCTCTGGAACAGAACAGACATCCGTCGGGAACTTCATTGCAAATTTTACGTGG